ACAATCCATGTTGCGGATGCATGATTTATCAGATGGTATAGTATTTGTCGGGATAAAATCGCTTCCTCATATCCCGTCAGCAATATCCACAAATTCGGTACAGCTTAGGTCTAATGCTGGAAGCACCTACATAGATTTGGTAGAAGGAACTGTAACCGTTGTTTCTACCAATGTTGTGGTAAATTCTACTAATGCTACAGTAAATGCCGCAGGTGCTGCCACAATTACTGCTCCTAGCATTATATTGAAAAATACCGGTGCCGCTTTGAAGAAGCTTTTGAATTCTGCCTTTGCTACTTGGGCAAGCGGGCATGTCCATTCAAACGGAAATGGTGGTGCAAATACAGGTGCACCCACTACAGTTGCTGATGCTACATCCCAAACATCTATTGTTCAAGCGGAGTAAATTATGATATACAGAAAATTAGATTCAGATGATGATTATACCTTTGGACAAGGTGCCGGTAACTTTTACAAGGATCAACCTGAAGCTGTTGCCCAAGCAGTGAAAACCAGACTTGGTTTAATACAAGGTGAATACTTTTTAGATTTAGAAGCGGGTACCCCTTATGACTCCAAGATTATTGGTGCCGGAAAGGTATCAAGTTACGACCAGGCAATTCAAGAAGTCATATTAAACACTTTAGGAGTAACCGGGATAATATCCTATTCTAGTGGGGTTAACCCGACCACTAGATCAGCAGTGGTAAATTGCACAATCAATACTATTTACGGAACTGCTCAAATTTCTACCGTATTGTGATCAAAATAATTTTGTACCTTTTGCCTTTTTCTGGCATAATTAAACATTGAAATGATCATATTATCCCAGGAAGAGAATGGCAACTTATCCACTACCTACTTTAGCTGCTACTGTTGATGCCAGTGGGATTTCTGCACCTTCTTATAATGACATACTCCAAAGTTTAATTGCTATTTTTCAAGGAATCTACGGTTCCTCCATTTACATTCAACCGGACTCACAAGATGGCCAGTGGCTTGCGGCAATGGCATCTGCCATAAACGATGTGAATCAAACTGCGATCATGGTGTTTCAAGGATTTTCTCCAACATACGCTCAAGGTGCTGGTCTTTCCTCGTTGTTAAAATTAAACGGTCTGATGAGGAATATTCCTTCATATTCAACGTCTCAAGGGGACGTAGTAGGTGTCGCTGGAACAGTCATAACAAACGGAATTGTTCAAGATGGAAATGGTAACCAATGGGCTCTTCCTGCTTCAGTTACAATACCGGTAGGTGGTTTAATATCAGTAACGGTGACAGCTGTTGAACCTGGAAACATATCAGCAGCACTGGGTACCATTAATTCTATTTTCACTCCACAATTTGGGTGGCAAAGTTTCATTTCAACTGTGGACAGCACGGTTGGTGCAGCGGTTGAAACTGATCCCGAGGCACGTGCTAGACAGGCGGTTTCTACTGCTTTGCCTGCTCTCGGTCCGAAAGAAGCAATTTCCGCAGCAATAGGTAATGTTACCGGTGTGATTCGTTGGGCGGTTTACGAAAACGATACCGGCACAACTGATACAAATGGTATTCCAGCTCATAGCCTAAGTGGGGTAACTGAAGGCGGTTCAAGCACAGATATTACTGCAGCGATTGCCAGTAAAAAGATGACAGGTGCTCAAACCTACGGCTCTACCTCAGTTGCTGTTTACGATCAATACGGATTGCCAACGAACATTAATTACTTTATCCTCACTCTTGTCCCGATTTACTTTGCCATAACCATCAAAGCGTTATCCGGATACGTTTCAACCACTGGTGTTGCTATACAAAACACCTTGGCATCTTTTGTCAATTCTTTAGCAATCGGAGGTGACGTTTATGAAGCTCAAACAGCAGCTTCTGCTTCTCTGATAAATCTCGGAATTGGTCAAACATTTAAGATAACAATATTTAATCTTGGTTTTTCTGCAGCTCCCACTGGAACCACAGATTTGACCATTTTATTCAATCAGGCGGCTTCATGTGATCCTGCCAATGTGGCCTTGACGGTGACCTGATGGCTAGCCAAACAGATTATACTGATTTAATAACTTCAGAGCATTCATCCAAACCAAAATACATGAATATGGTTGGAGCAAGTCTGCAGCCGTATGTTGACCTGCTAAATCACCTTGGTATTATGAATGCTCTGTACGATGTAGACTCAGCAGTCGGACAACAATTAGATGTTTGTGGACAATTAGTTGGAGTAAGCCGATATTTAGATGTGGCACTTGCTGGAGTTTACTTTGCCTTTGATACAGACTTAGTGGGTTTTGATCAGGGAGTTTGGCTCGGACCGTATGACCCAATCACAGGGTTAACGACTTTGCCTGATGATTATTATAGAGCTTTAATAAAAGTTAGGATCCTGAATAATCATTGGGACGGTTCCAAACAGTCTGCTTATACTTTGGTGAATATAATATTTGCTTTATTTGGTTATTCTTTCTTTATAGAAGATCATGTAGACATGACAATAAATCTCGGACTGCTTGGAGCAGGGGCACCCGCCGCTATTGCCCAAGCTTTACTGACCAGCGGAAAATTTAATGTCAAACCTGCAACTGTACATATATCCAACTATATTTATCAGAATACAGCAGGTCCAGTTTTTTCATTCGATATAAACAATACCTACTTTGGAGGGTTTGATAACTCCGCATGGGCAACAATGGTAGCTAATTAGGAGGAAGTTATGGCGACAACAGATATATTACCTTTTGCAACAGGAGTCGGCGCCAATGTGGAAACACAAACCGATTATGCTGCAGATTCAACGACTTCTCTTGGATTTTCAGCGGGAACTGCTGCTTCTATAAAATTGAACAAAGTTTGGAGGCAATCTTCTTTTATATCTGCCGGTTTGGCAAATTTTATGGTCAACCGCGGAATCTCAGTTCCAGATGATGGCAACCTTGCAAACCTGGTGGCGGAATTTGAAGCTTCTTTAGATGCCTATCTTGATAAGAGTATTGCAGGTGGGGTGGATGTTACACTAAACCCAATATCCGAAGCAAATTATCCAATTATCAATCTAACTGGCGCACTCACGGCGAATATAAATCTAATCGTTCCAACGGCACCGGGTAGATGGCTGATAGCGAATAATACTACTGGCGCATTTACCGTTACTGTAAAAACAGCGGCAGGAACTGGCGCGGTAGCAACACAGGGAACAGCAAACCAATATTACTGTGATGGTACTAATGTTTATTCTGTTATTGCAGGAATAAGTCAGACTCAGGCTGATGCGCGTTATGCGGCACTTGCTGGCTCTGCATCACAGAACTTTGCCACGCTTGCAGTCACACAAGGTGGAGTAGCCACTCCGCGCATGGTACAAAGTGCAACCGTAGCCTCCACCTCTGGAACATTGATAAATTTCTCTAGCATACCTAACTGGGTTAAGCGCATCACGCTTAATTTATTAGGTGTTAGTACTAATGGCACAACAAATATCGTGGTTCGTATTGGTTCTGGGGGAACCCCTGTAGCGACGGGTTATAATGCGGGTGTTGCTGCACTAATAAACGCCACGTCTGTTTCTGCGCTGGCAGCAACGACAGGCTTTGCGTTGTCGTATGATAATGCCTCTACAAATGTCAGAAACTCTGTACTGGTATTAACACAAGTAGGCGGCAACTCATGGGTTGCAAGTGGCAATGCAAACGTGACGGGGACTCTGATTTTATCGGCTGGCGCGATTACTTTAGGCGGAGTGCTTGATACATTGCAGCTAACTACTACAAGCGGAACAGAAGTATTTGATGCTGGCTCTGTTAATGTAATATGGGAAGGATAATAATGAATAAATTAGAATATAATTGTGAAACAGGACTAACAACTGAAGTTCCGTTAACGAATGCTGAATTAGCTGCGTTACCGCCAGCACCGACAGCAGCGGAATTGTTAGCAGCAGCACAACAAACACAACTAGCAGTAATAGATAGCGCATACGATGCTGATATACAGCAACCAGTAACCTATATGAGCACTACATTTCAAGCGGACAAAGATAGTCAAGACTTGATGAACCGTGCAATCACAGGCTTGCAAGCTATCGTTGCAACAGGTGGCACAGTGCCAGCTAACTTCGCTTGGTATGATATAAACAATCAGCCAGTAACGATGACGCTGTTACAGCTCCAAGGATTGTTTGCGACTGGTGTGGCTAACATAAACACGTTATTTGTCCACAAGCAGGCGCAGAAAGCCTCAATACGTGCAGCGACTACTGTTTCAGCGGTTACGGAAATAGTTTGGTGAGTATTTAAGGAATACGATACAAATGACAGACGACCACTATGTTAGATTAGCATTGATTGAAAATAGGCAAAACGGCTTAGAAACTCGGCAAAGTAAATTAGAAGATGTTCTAACTAAATTGGCTGAAGACATGCACCAAATTGCTGTCAATACTGCGTCTATGAAAGACGATAAAGAAGCCATGAAGCGTTTGTTCGAAACTATTGAAATACTGGAAAAGCGAATGGATGATAAAGACAAACAGGAAGCGGCTGCTACAATACTTAAATTACAAGTTGAGGCTAATGAACAAAAAGAAAAAGCAAATACTGTACGTGTTGAATTTTTCAAGACCCTCCTGCTAGTAATTGGAACGGTTACCGCATCTTTAATTGCCTATCACTTTGGGATTAAAGCTTAATGTTATCAAATCTACAATCATTCACTTTAAATGATCTTTCTGTATATACTCTGGAAAAGCAGTATTCGCCAGCAGCATCCGCTGATTTTCATCTATTTTATGTTGGTCGAGACAATGTTCATGAAGCATTGAAACATGTTTTATCCAGAGTTACTGTCAGTCTTTACTTAAATATGTTTGGCTATGATGACGAGGAATTGAATGACCTGGTAATGCAAATTGTGCATGATCCAAATATCACTTGCCTTATCACATTAGATAAGTCACAATCAG